ACCACTCATACCTTGAGATGCTGGATAAATCAGACTTGAAAGAGGTAAAGAAGGCTGTAAACATAGTCCAAGAGACAGGGTGGAGAATTAATAAGAAGGTCTTTGAGGTTATGGACACTCTATTTAACTCGCGGTCAAGCTGTAAGGTCATTCCAGAATTCCTAGAGAGAACTATGCCAAATCTTTATCCTAAGAAGGGGACTAAAGAAGAGCAGATAGAATGGAAAAGAATAGCATCTCTTATGCACGCTGATAATGTCAGGTTAAAAACTAAAAGAATACAATTCAGTCAGCTCATGTGGACTACCAGGAAATTTATAGATGAGAAGGTTTTTTATTTTCCTCATACCATAGACTTCAGAGGCAGGATGTATGCTAATACAGCGTTCCTGAACCCACAAGGAGAGGATTCAGCTAGAGGTCTATTGGAGTTCTCTGCCGGTAAACCTCTAGGAAACTCAGGACTACCTTGGCTACAGGTTCATCTAGCTAATTGTTACGGTCATGATAAGGTGTCTTTAGAAGAACGAGTAGAATGGGCTAACCTCCATGATTGGGCTATCATTGAAGTAGGAACAGATCCGTTAGTTAATAAATGGTGGATGGAAGCTGATAAACCTTGGCAGTTCCTGAGAGCCTGTACTGAGTACGTTAAATATAGGTGTAATACTAGAGATTTTGTGAGTCATTTACCTGTTACTGTAGACGGTTCTTGTAATGGTTTACAGCATTTCTCAGCTATGCTAAGAGATGAGGTAGGGGGAAAAGCTGTAAACCTTACAATGACTGATGATCCTCAAGACATTTATGACATTGTAAAAGATAAGGTCATAGAAAAAATAAAAGCTGATCCTGAAGCTATAGTTTCATCCCTGGATATCAATAGAGCACTTGTTAAAAGACCTGTTATGACTACTCCTTATGGTGCTACTCTTTATGGAATGAGAGAACAGATATACGAGGAGCTGAAGAAGCAGCTAGATAAAGGAATAATTTTTACTACAATTTCTAAAGATAAAGACTTATGGGTGTTTTGTAAATACTTAGCGACTATCATTTATGAATCTATAGGAGAAGTGGTAGTCTCAGCTAGAGAAGGTATGGATTGGTTACAGGAAGTTGCTAGAGTCTTAAGTAAAGACAGTAGACCTATCTACTGGACCGTTCCTACAGGGTTTATAGTAAAACAGAAATACTTAAGACCGATAGTTAAGGAAGTACGAACAATTATAAACGGTAAAATTGCTTCTTTATATTCTGCTCATGGAGTTGGTGACAAACTAGATAAACATAAACAAACTAACGGTATAGCACCTAACTATGTTCATAGCATGGATGCCTGTCACCTGATGAAGACTGTAAATCTTTCTTATACTGATATCCAGAGCTTTTCTGTAGTCCATGATTCGTTTGGGACTCATGCTTGTGATATGGAACTACTAAGTGAAAACTTAAGGACAACTTTCATTGAGATTTATAAAGAGGATGTCCTCAAGCAGTTTGCAGAGGAGCAAGCAGCTTCTCCTGCGGTTTGTAAAAATATATTCCCTAAAATTCCAAAGTACGGTAAGTTAAACATTAAAGAGGTGAAAGATGCAGAATTCTTCTTCAGTTGATGTAGCTAATGTAGATGTTAAAAAGGTAGCACAAGGCATGATGACAGTAGTAGATAGTTTAGATAGTTTTACTAGGGCTGAGAAGTATGCTATACTCTCAGCAGTGTTCAATTGTTTATACTTAAATAAAATGATGAAAGAAAGGAGTATTAGTGACGTAATGGAAATGATAGGTAAGATGAGGAGGGACTGTAAATTTAAAAAGGTCCCTGAGTTTGGTGGAGCAGAAAAATATATAATAGGAGAATTATAAAAATGGCTACTAAATTACCAATGAACGTAACACCAGTAGGAACAGCAGCATGGCCTTGGTTGAATACTCCAGATGTCAGGTATGATGCTGATGGAGTATACCAAGTTAAAATGATTTTTAACAAGAAGGATGTTAAGGGAATTCAAGCTATAGTAGATCCCTTGATGGATGGTGGGAAGCATAACCCTGTTAAACCTGAGTTGGATGATCAGGACAAACCTACAGGTAACTTTGTAGTTAATTTTAAATTAAAAGCTAAAGTTAAAACTAAGAGTGGTGATACTTTTACTCAGAAACCTATACTCTTGGATACCGCTGGTAATCGTGTATTAAACCAAGTGGGAGCTGGTAGTAAGTTGAAGATAGCATATCAGGCTGTTCCTTTTAATCAAGGAGCTGGCGGTGTTACCATGCGTATGCAGAAAGTAAAAATTATGGACTTGGTTGAGTACGCTAAGAAAGATGATGTCGATTGGGGTAAAGATGAAGGTAGCTTTGTGGGAACAACAGCAGAAGCTTCTGAGGATACCGATGAAGATAATGAGGACTTCTAAAATGCCAGATGCTGAATTTTGTAGAAACATGGACCAAGAAATGATAGCTAATCGAATTCGTAGTTTAAAAAATGATGAGCTATCAGCTTTGTTTGTAAACGTAAGAGTCATGATAGATTGTGGACACTTTCCACATGAAGCCTTTCATGAAGTCAGGGCTGTATATGAGCTACTGCTTAATCTAAAGGTTGGTGCTAAAGAAAATGAGACGTTCAACTAAAAGACAAAGGTACAGGGGTATACAAGAGGGCTACAGAAGTGGCTTAGAAGAACGCATAGCCAGCCAGTTAAAGGCTTCTGGTGTAGCTTACTCTTACGAGAAGGAAAGACTCAAGTATATCCCTGTACCTAAGCATTATACACCTGACTTTATTTTAGTGGGAAAAGATAAGAAGATCTATATCGAAACTAAGGGTAGGTTCTTGGCTAAAGATAGAACTAAACATATCTTAGTTCAAGAACAATACCCTGATATGGATTTAAGATTCATTTTTTCTAATTCCAGACAGAAGTTATATAAGGGTTCATCTACCACTTACGGTAGATGGTGTGAAAAGCATGGATTTATCTATGCGGAAAGGAGTGTGCCTGATATATGGTTGAACGAACTCAAGGAGTAACTCATGAACCCTGTCCAAAATGTGGTTCTAAAGATAATTTAGGGAGGTATCCAGATGGTCACGCGTATTGTTTCGGTGATGGCTGTTCTTATTATGAGCATGGTAATGATTCAGCTCCTATACAAGATATACCAAAATCCAACGGTGTTTTTAAACAGGGTGTTTACGAGTCCCTTAGCAAACGTGGAATATCCGAAGAAACTTGTAGGTTTTTCAAGTATCAAGTAAATTACGATAACAATAAAAAGGTTCATATTGCTCCTTATTTTGACAAGGACAATAAACTCATAGCTCAACAGTTAAGAACTAAAGATAAAGACTTCCCTATTTTAGGGGAAACTAGAGATCTAGGTTTATGGGGGAAACAATGCTGGACTTCAGGCAAACGTATTGTCATAACAGAAGGGCAGATAGATACCTTATCTGTAGCTGAGTTCCAGCGTTGTCAGTACCCTGTAGTATCCATCCCAAATGGTGTAGGATCAGCTTGTAAAGCTATAGCTAAAGACTTGGAGTGGTTGTTAGGTAGTTTTGAAGAAATAATCATAATGTTTGACAATGACTCTCAAGGAAACAATGCAGCTCGTAAGGTAGCAGAGCTGTTTCCACCTGGAAAATGTAAGATAGCATCCCTACCACTTAAAGATCCTAATGAGATGCTCTTAGCTAATCGCGGAGCTGACATGGTTAATGCTATGTTCAGGGCCTCAGTTTATAGACCGGATGGAATTATCGCTGGTGAGGATACTTGGGAACTGGTAAATACTCCTATGCAAGCTGCTGATATGGAGTATCCTTGGCAGGGTCTTAATAACCTTACTTTAGGAGCTAGAAAAGGTGAACTCGTTACGTTTTGTGCAGGGACAGGAGCTGGAAAATCTACCGCTGTTAAGGAAATTGCATCATACTTTCTCTCAAAAGGAGAAACAATTGGTTATATTGCTCTTGAAGAATCTGTACGCCAAGCAGCCATTGACTTCATGTCTATTGAAGCCAATGAAATGCTTCACCTGAAGGATAATTTAGAGGAAAAATTTTTACGAGATATATGGGAAAAAACATTAAATACAGGGAGACTCTTTTTATATGATCATTGGGGAAGTATGGATGGGGATGTTCTCTCCAACCGCATTCGGTACTTGGCTAGGAGTTGTAATGTTTCTTGGATCATCGTTGATCATATTTCTATTATGGTTAGTGGTATCGAGAGTGGGGATGAAAGAAGATTAATAGATAACTTGATGACCAAGTTGAGATCCCTTGCAGAAGAAGTAAACATAGGAATATTTATTGTATCTCACTTAAGAAAACCGCCAGATGGGAGGGGGCATGAAGATGGTAGACAAATCTCACTTAATGATCTTAGGGGAAGCGGAAGCATCGCTCAACTTAGCGATTTCGTGGTTGGACTTGAAAGAAATCAACAGGAGGAAGGTGAAACGACTGTTAGAATCCTCAAAGCAAGGTTTAAAGGCAGTTCAACAGGAGTTGCTTCACGTTTGTACTATGATAGAGTGACAGGCAGATTAAGAGAATGTGAATATATTGATGAGGGTTTTTAAATATGAACATAATATTTGATTTAGAAACTGATGGTTTACTTCCAGATGTCTCCAAGATCCATTGTTTAGCTATGACTATAGAGGGGGCACAAGCTTCTCAGGTATTTGCTAATGAGGACCAGTATGATAATTTAGAACAAGCCTTAGAGCTGATGTCTGATGCTGAAAGTTTGATAGGACATAATATATTAGGTTATGATCTACCAGTTCTAAAGAAACTCTTGGGGTGGGTCCCTAGTAAAGAGACAAAGATAAGTGATACTCTCGTGGTGTCTCGATTAGCTTACTCTCACATGATGACTTTGGATGTTAAGAAGAAACATATTCCTACTAAGCTCTATGGTTCTCATAGTTTAAAAGCTTGGGGTTATAGGTTAGGGATGCTGAAGGGTGAATTCAACCATGAGGATACTGATTGGTCTACGTTCACCCACGAGATGGCAGAGTATTGTGCTAGGGATGTTGCTATTACTTCTACTCTTTTTGATCATCTATGTGAAGCTGAGTGCTCTGAGGAAGCTGTTAAGTTAGAGCATGAGTTCGCTTATGTTATCCAAAGGCAGATTGAGAATGGGTTTTCTTTTGATGTTAAGAAGGGACAGGAGCTTTATGTAGCCCTTCTCAAGCAACAGGAACAACTAGGTACTAAGCTAAAGAAACGCTTTGGTAGTTGGTATAGGGACTTGGGAAGCTTCACTCCTAAGAAGGATAACAAAGCTAAAGGTTATACTGCTGGTGAAAGTTTTAATAAGATAGAGAAAATAAAATTTAATCCTAACAGTAGAGATCATATAAGTTATAAACTTAAGAAGGACTATGATTGGAAACCGAAAGACTTTACTCCTAATGGTAAACCTAAAATTGATGAGACAATCTTAAGGTCCCTGCCATATCCAGGTTGTGATGAACTGTTCAATCACTTCCTCCT